GGCTTCAATTCAGGTGCCATTCACTATCCTTTTCGGGCAGCAGACAGGTCGCCTTGCATCAGATGAGGATAAGGCTGATTACGCCAACCGGGCAATGCAACGCCGATGTGGATTCCTTGACTGGCTCATTACCAGCATTCTTGAGCGCCTGACCAGGTTCGGCATCGTCAGCACCGCACCATCTGAAATTGAAATTGAGTGGGATGACCTGCTGGCCCCGACTGACGATGAGAAGGTAACGCTCGCATCAAAGCTGGCTGACATTAATTATAAATGCACGCAGGCTGGCGAAATTACAGCATTCAGCATTGATGAGCTGCGACGCGCTGCAGGATATGAAGCTTTGACTCCTGCAGAGGCTCAGGCAATGCTTGCCATGCGCATGCAAATGGCAGCAGAAGCACAGGCAGCAGCGCAGCAACAGCAGCAGAGCGCACCAGATGCAACTGCTTAAAATCAATGCACGCATACCTTCACCTCGCCTGCCAACTTCAACTACTGACCCGGTAGGCGCAAATCGAGGGGTTGGTGCCGCGTGGAGGGTACTGGATGAGAAATACAAGGAGCTGGAGCGCCGTATCTTTGAGCTATTCGATGGAATCCAGTCGGCTCAGGTAAACGCTGAGGGGTATGGCTACCAGTATGATTTCAGCGCGCAACGTGCAGCATCCATCAGCGACGAAATCCAGCGCATCTTAGATGAGGTCATGCTGGATGGTGCTGACTACAATCGCCTGTGGATTGGCGTTGATGTAGGTGGTTCCTATGAGGCTGGTATGAGGCTGGCGCAGGGCAATCTCGCTAACATGAGCGCCGATTACGCAGCACAGCGAACCATCAGCGATATCCTTTACTCTGAGCCGTACATGCGCCGCTTGGGAATCGCATACTCGTCAACCTACAGCGACTGGCGTGGCTTGAGTGACCAGGGCCGCGCACAACTGGCCAGCGTCATCACTGAAGGAATCGCAACCGGAAAATCACCATCAGGAGTCAAAGATGACATCGTTAAGCGCCTTGATGTAAGCCACAGCTACGCCAAGCAGCTGGCACAGACTGAAATTACAGGGGCGCTACGCAAGGCAAGGCAGGATGAGGCGACTGAGGCTAATGTGCTGCTGGGGCTTAACGTTGCAATCCTCTGGTCATCGGCGCTAATCGCGACTACACGCGTTACGCATGCGCAGAGGCATGGAGGGGTTTATTCGCCGCAGGAAGTTGCTGAGTTTTATTCGCGTGACGGCAACCGATATAACTGCCATTGTGGCAACACAGAGGTATTGATTGTTGATGGTGAGCCGCAAATGACAGAGCGCTCGAAAGAGAGGTATGCAGAAGCTAAGGCGGCATGGCTTGGGAGCAGAAAACCCTCCTAGGAGGGTTGTGAATCCACCCAGTCTTGAATTATTGGTGGGCGTACCATCTCTATCGTATTTCTCATAATTGCAGTTCTATGCAGCTTATCAAGTATGTTTGGGAGCCTGGCTTTTGTTTTTGGCACGTTTATGGCTACGTTGGTACTATCTGCACTATCAAATGGGAACTGACTCAAGGCTCTGCCATCCAGCATCCTTAGGCCGTGAATCTTAACCTTGAGCTTCCTTTCGATATATATAGCCTTAAATGCTTCAGTCATTCTCTCCTTCCATGCTACGGACCTGATTGAGCGGTGAGGGCCACAGCACCCAATTGCCACCCTCTCAAAAAGATTGCACAACTGGACAAATCTCTCGATGCTCTCATCACTATGCCAGACTGGCACCGCCTTTGGCATTAGCCACCTTGGCACATTTAATATTAACTTGTTGTTTTCTTCTTCAGTCCCCTCAATCACGTCTGGAATTATGAACCAGTCAATCCTGCTATACCATGACCCCACAAAGTCATAGTATCCACTCCAGTGATTACCCCAATCGAATTCACTACCTTTTTTGTTGCTTCTCCATGTCGAAAATGCTCCGTTATCCAGTACAAGATTGCATCTTATGGATGCTATTTTGTTAATCTGGTCTGGTCTGGCATAAGAAATCAAAGCTCCAGTACCCCGATAAAGAGCTTTTAGTAATTCATCGCCGCCCCACAACGGACCTCCATGATAATGAATCGTCATTTTATTCCTCTAAGAATCCACGCCCACACAACCCCTCCAAGAACTTTAGCAACAAACTGCCCCACTACTACCCATGGCAAGAATGCACCAAAGGCAATGAGAGGGAAGGCCAGAGAATCCACAGCCGAAGACGCTAAGTTGCTTCCGTTTGACTTGACCATCCATGGCTTGCGAATGAGGGCCTGATAAACGGATGCGTCAACCAATGACGCCAGAGTGAATGCTGAAACGCTTGCCAAGGCGATCATATCTGTTGCGGGGTTGATGGCGAAACTTACCGCTCCAGCTACTGCAACTAGCCATAGCATTCTGATTACGCCAATGCGCTCATGAAGCTTGTCCCGTATGACGAAATCAAGCCCAATCAAAAGAAATGCATTTAATGGCGTAATCGCTGGACCAAAGAAATGAACTGAGAAATTAGCCAAACAAATTGATAGTATGTAAATTAAAGAAAGTATGGCTTTCATGATATCCTTCTTAATTTAAGTTAAACCCGCACATGGCGGGTTTTATCTAAACAGACAGCTTTACGGTGTCACTCATATTCTGAATTTTGCTAAAAGTTCTGGAGTAACCATTTCGTTGAAGTCAGCATATTCTAGTAGCTTTATGAATTCCTCTTCGCTCATGGCTTCGTCCTTGCAAAAACCAATAAACCTGCTGCTATTTTCAGTGATGAAACCCCTGATGATGAATGCCGGCAATCCTTTTAGTTCCATACCCCCTCCTATAGTGGTTACTGGCCCAATGCCTTGAGACCACTCATTGAATAAATTTTCTTTATCAGCCCTGCATATAAGTTAGGATTGATGGAATCGCACTGTTGCCGGTATTGCTCAGCGAGAGCCAATTTTGCAGATAGCCATGCCTGATGAGCCTCATCTGAAGAATCGAAAGATCCGAGGTGAGTCAGCTCTCTTTGGTGGCATATGCTGGCAACGAATGATTTTTGCTTCTTGTTGAAGCACACTCCCATGGGCCATGGTCCGCAGTTCGGCCTTTTACTTCTGATGAAAGTGTTCAAAGCGTGAGGCAAGAAGACGCATGTTTGTGGTGAATAGACTTTTGAATCTGGCTTGAGAAGGTCTTTGTCGAGGTGATAGCCATCAATGCTATATGCGTCATAGAAAGCTTTAAAATTGCTAAAGGTCAACCATTCATCGCATACAGTGCATCCTTGATAAGTTGGGTTTTTCAGTTGACGCTTCTCTGAGTAGCAACGGTACAAAATATCCTTCCACACCGTATACGACCTCAGCCTTTTACCCTGCTCACTGGCTGGGCAGTCAGTTACTCCTACGCCGTAAAGAAGTTTCATTTAACAACCTCCTGCTATAAACCCCAGCACCATCAGCACGCCAAACACAAACCAGCCGAATGCATAATCAGACGCGCTTAACATGGTGCCTCCAGATATGAAAAAGGCTGCTGGTTAGGCAGCCTTGATAAGGTCAGAAAACGTGGCTCGCCATATATGTCCGCCTTGCAGACCAAGATATTTTGCCAGCTCAGATAATGCTTCCAGCTTACATTCGCCAAATCCTGCCGGTGATGATTGGAGGTCGATAAAATCTTTACGGTGGGCGCACCATGCATTCCCATCCCTTTTGATTACAGCACCAACAACATCTGCATATTTTCCTGCATCCACATCATTGCAGCTCCACTTATCAGAAAGCTCTGTGATGCGTTCTTTACTTGCCCCAAGCGCTTGCGCCTCTACCAGAATATCCCACGCACCTTTTCTGTCTGTCGGGTCAAGAGGCCAAGAGCAAACTGCAAAATCAGAGTCGCGAATATCAACTATCGCATCTGGACCCGGCTTGTAAATCAGGTCATTGTTCTGATGTAAGTAGTACCATCCTGCTGTGCTCATATTTATTTCCTCGCTGTTACGATATATTTTTAGTTGCGATAGACATTAGATACCATTATTTGCCATGCTGAATCTGAATCAGCGTTTCGTGGTTCACTGTTACTGCTTTGCGATGGTCGCTCTGGTTAACCAGTCGCCAGAGGTACCCGCACGCCAGCGGGATAACATTCCAGCGTGCGCCTGACCAGGTTACGGTTGAATTTTTCATTACCATGCTCCAAACCAGATGCCAGTACCATGAACCCAGGCGACAGGGAAAAACAAAGCACCTGCCACGAGGAATCCCCACGCTGAATCCTGCAGGCAAACCACAATGTGTGTAAACCACGATGCGATAGCCCAGAGCCAGAAGCCAATCACCAATAAAACGCCTGTATTATTCATCTTTCATCTCCCGCAGCACCATTGCTGCTCCATGTGTAGTAGATTAGCTATATCCGCAGTAGATGTCAACAGGGTGAAGTAGAATATGGTAGAATTATTTTAAATTGAGCGAGGAGTGAGCGATGAAGACTTCACAAAAGGGCATCGACCTGATTAAGCAATTTGAGGGCGTCAGCCTTAAGGCTTACCCAGACCCTGGAACAGGCGGCGAGCCGTGGACTATTGGCTACGGCCATACCGGCGGCGTGAAGAAGGGCGATGCAATCACGCAGTCTCAGGCGGAAGATTTGCTGCGTAAAGATTTAATTAAATTTGAGACTGGTGTAAGCAATGCGCTAAAAGTTGAGACCACTCAGTACCAGTTCGATGCCATGGTCTCGCTGGCATACAATATCGGCCTCGGTAACTTCACAAAATCAACGCTGCTGCGCAAACACAATGCCAAGTGCTGGCAGTGTGCTGCTGCTCAGTTTGGCGTATGGCGCAATGCAGGTGGCAAGGTGATGAATGGCCTGATTCGCCGTCGCGCTGCTGAACGCGAGCTCTATTGCTCATGAAGCGCCTAAACACCTGGCTGATGTCAATCTGGGGAATGATTATTGGCTGGTTCGTTACCTTCCCGCAAGACCTGAATAATCTCTGGTCAGTCATGCCCGATGAAATCAAGAGCGCCATTCCGCCCAGCTACGCCAAGGGGATTGCTTTTGCCCTCTTCTGCTCAATGGTAATTGGCCGCAACGTTGCCAACAGTAAAGAAAAGCAGAAGCTTGAGCAGAAGGTCGAGGATGCGAAAGATGAATCTGCAACTTAAGCTAATTGTAGCTGGAGTGCTGCTGGCGCTGCTCGCTGGCTCTCACATCTACGCCTATCGAGCTGGCTGGTCTGCGCATGCTGACAAGGTTAACCGTGAGTATGCTGAGCGCAAAGCTAAGGCTGATGACAAGCAGAACAATAGCAATGTGAAAGCCGAGAACGTCCGCATCGTGACCGAAACAAAATACAAGGTGGTGACCCGTGATGTCGTCAAGTACCTGCAAAATCCTGACCGCACTAAGTGTGAGTTTGATGCTGATTCTGTCCGGCTGCGCCAGCAAGCCATCGACGCTGCCAACTCCGTCAGCCTCAATGCTAAGTAAACCCTGTACATTGGTGAACGCAGGTATTGATAGTGACGCTGATTTGCAGGCCGATGTGGATAATGCGAAGTGTGCGGCATCTCTGAGGCTTCAGGTTTACCAGTGGCAGGATTACTACAGCAACGCAAAATAAAAGCCCCGATCGGGGCTTGCTTTTCAATCTAGATTGTAGCTGATAGGGAACCTATTTGCAGCATCTCCAATTTTCAGTGGGATATTGAAGTACTGGTCATTGCTCAAGATTACAGTGCTAACATCAGGCTCAGTTGAGTGAGCCTGGACAGATACAATGTGCGACAGGTTAACAAGAACCAAATCGCCAGATACTGTTTTCAATCTTACTAACTCGTTCATCATTTACCCTCGCTTGTTGTTGATTCGACAATACGCACCAGTTCCGCACTGACTTTGCCATCGGCATAGTCGCCTAATTTATAATAATTGCTGCCGGTGCTGAGTAGTACAGGCTTAGCATCAGCCAGCGACAGATTGTTTACCAGATAGCTGATGGTTGAGCCATCTACCTTCAGAGATGCATCTCCGCTGGTGCTAATAGATTGCAGTGATGCATTGGTGTCGGTGATGACGCTGTAGTCAGATGACAGTTGCGCCTTGCTTAAATCTACGAATGGCATTTACTTGCTCTCCAGTTCAATTGCGCGCCTGGCGCTCTCTAAGATTTCATTCAGGTCCTGCTGGCGGTCTTTGTGACCACGCAATCCTGCACATAGTGCTTTCTTAATCAGGTGTTGCAGTGCCGGGTTGGTGACTTCGAACGCCTGCAGCACATCATACACGTCGATTGCGATGCCTTTGCATGGGCGGTTGTATTTTCCACCGCTCATTGATTTTCACCGCTCTCAGAAAAGATGTCGATACTGATTTCTGCAACGCGTGAGTCAGGGCCGTTATCTTTTTTTAGAAGGTAAGACCAGGCATCCATGCGGTTGTTGAAAACCCTTAAACTCTGGCCGTGTTTTTCATCCTCGAAAAGAGGGCTTCCATTTGAATTATCCAACACCACAAATTTAAGCATCACTCACCCCTCAAAGTAACTTTATTCTCACCATCCACATCGAAGTTGGCGCGGATGAAATCATACATCTCCTCGCGCGTCCACTGCTTCATTGCCACATAGCAGGCCGCATACTGGCGCACGCCACGCAGAGTGACAGGCTGGCGCTCGGTGATAATCTTTGTTAATGCATCAATTGGCTCGCTACGTTTCTTTCCCATCACATCCTCTCAAAATTAAACTTGCGCTTATGATGACGTAGATATAGTATCAGGTCAAGCGATGAAGTAGATTGTATCACATAGAGGAGTAGAATTGTGGAAAGTGCAATTGATGCAATAAAAGAGAAAGCTGTCAGGTTCGCGGCATTCCAGCTTGAGACACATGGCGTCGATGCTGACACGGTAGCTCAGGTTAAAGAATCAATTACTGCATGGGTGGAGGCGGCATACAATGAAGGCATGCACGACAGCTACGAAGCGTTCAACAAGAAAACCACTGAGCAGTACGCCACTTTTGAGAAGATACTTTCTGGTGCGGGAAGTTCAGTTCTGTGATGAAGATAATTATCTGGTGCTGGAGTCAGTAGCACTCAAATACTACGGGAGAATGAGCAAATGGCAACACAACCAGTACGAAGCTATGACGAAACAGAAGAAGAGACGCTGATTGCGATACTTGATGATCTGGATAAACGGCGCAATGCAGTCCAGCAGCGACTTCGTGAAGTGCGCAACCGCATGGGACGCAACAAGCAGAGCATTGTTTCATGGCCTGGCGTGCATCCACGGATTGATGACATTAATTATAAATATAATGGTGAGAGAAAATGATTAATAACATAAATTGCGTTAATAAAGAAAACGGAAAATCCTGGTGTGGCAAAGATACTCGCGGTCAATGGGCTTTTGTTGATATGCAGCACGCGAAAGGCACAATTGAATTTGGCTCGGCAATGTCTGTTTGTGAGCATTGTTTGACTGCCTTTAATGCAGAGAATCAAGAGGACGAGCAATGAAAAACTACAGCAAAATGACTGACTTTGAAATAAATAAGGCTGTTGCGATCGTGCAAGGGTACGATACAGAGGTTACTCAGCATTTCAGCGATGCGGGCTTATCAGTAGTAAAAACAACAGAATGCAGTCTAAATTACTGCAATTCATGGGCTGATGCTGGGCCAATTATAGAGCAGCATGGCATCTCTCTCTATCGCATTGATGGAAATATAAATGCAATGGTTACTGATGAGGATGTTTGCGGTCTTTGGTATTCATCTGGTCCCATGGAGTTCGGTTATGGTCGTCCGGAGGAACTTCAGCCAATGGATGATTATCCGTGCAAAAACCCACTCCGCGCCGCCATGATTGTTTTTCTGATGACGCAGGAGGCAAAATGAGCAACAAAATAACCTACGCGCAGGCATCAAGGCGCTTGAAAGAGCTGCAATACGCAAAGGCGCAGATGGGGCAGCTTTCTATCAATGATGAGATTCACAAGAAGTCCCTTGAGATTGCACTCCCCATACTGGAGCAGCAGGGGCGGGGTGAGCAGGGTGACATTATTTCTACACCAGAATGCGTGCTGAATGAGAAATGGAATGCGCACTTTGGCTTAAGTCAGCAGCCTCATGTTAATCCTCAGCCTGATAAGGGGGAGTGGATTGAGTGGGGCGGTGGTGAGTGTCCGGTTGATCCGGAATGCGTCGTTGCTGTTCAGTGCCGCAGTAAGAATTTTTTATTCCAGCACAGAGAAGCCGGTAAGCACAACTGGGAGCATAACGGCTGGCGAGCAAGCATGGACATCATCGCCTACCGCACAATCCCGGAGCGGGACACCAATCAGAGCGGGGATGGCGCATGAATATTTACGATTACATCGAAAGTCCAGATGGGGCCGTAAAAAAAGGGTACTGCCCATGCTACCTAACCAAAGTTAGCGCCGTAATTAATCGTGCATTTTCCTCCAAAGCATGGGAGCGCCACATTCCAACTATCAGTCTTGACGATTCGGTAAAGGATTTCGCATTTTCAATCTGGGTAGTGTTCTGGATGATCTCCGTGACCGTCACGCTGCCAGTTACATGCTGGATAATCGCGTTTTACATGCCAGCCAATCAGAACGGAGAGCAGTGATATGGGTGACTGGATTAAGTGCAGTGATAAAGTGCCTAATGGAGAAGGTTCAGGATGGATTTTAGTTTTTCTGAGCACGGGTAATATTGAAATGGCGTTATATGATGCCATTGATGGATTCACTGATGGAGATTGTTATTCGTTTTTCGGTACCGTCACCCACTGGCAGCCACTCCCATCACCACCGGAGGATGTATGAATATGCTATTCACATCTCTGTCTGCATATGCCGCCATTCGCGCGGCACTATCAACTGACGTGCTGCATTTGTTGGCATATGGCTTTATGTGCGCGCTGTCTCTCTACCTTTCCATCACTGGAATTGATGCGGATTCGGATAACGCGGATTAGTCTCATTGCCTTAACTCAAATAATAGTCCAGGCTTTCATTAAAGGAGGAATCCATTATGAAAGCCTTATCTATTGCAATGACATCATTCTTCTTCACCTGCTTCCTTGTTAACCCGCTAGGACTTTTCCTGCTGGCCGCTGCGTCATGGATTCTCATGCCGTTTATCATAAATAAAACGTGATACAATCGTGCGCATTAAATGCACATGAGGCTATTACCATGATTGTGAAGATTGGCGAGAAATGGGTGGTTAAATCTAAGGATGGCACCCAGCTTGGCTCATTCGATACCGAAGAAGATGCCAAAGCCAAGCAAGATAAGATCGATAAGTTTTCCAGCGCCAGCAATAAGCTTCAGGTCAACGTCCTGACCACTATCAACTCAGCAAGCAACATCAGTCGCCAGATTATCGATGGTGACTCACACATCGTCGTGCGCGGTGTAGTGCCGGTAGTGGATGACATTGTGATGAACGGTATCCTTTATCCTGCCGATGAAATCCGCAAGTCATACCATGGCCTTAATGGAAAGCCTGCCCCCTACGACCACCCGCAGGTTGATGGTAAGTATGTTTCAGCCAATGAGGTTCGTGCTGTAAACCAGTATCACGTTGGGGCATGGATTGAGAATGCATCGCATGATGGAAGCAAGGTTATCACTGACCTGAAAATCAATGAGCGCATTGCTTCTGGCACTGAAAAAGGCAAAGAGATCATCTCACGCATTGATGGCCTGATGACTAATGCCGAAGCTGAGCCAGTTGAGGTTTCTACCGGCCTGCTGTTGAATAAGCTGGAACGAAAAGGCACTTCTAAAGGCAAGGATTACCACCACGTCGCCAGCAATATGGAGTGGGATCACTTGGCCATTCTTCCGCCCGGCACACCCGGCGCTGGCCGCCCTGCCGATGGCGTTGGTCTGTTTGCTGCCAACGGTCAAGAGATTGAGCGCATGACTGTTAATTTAAATGAGTCTCAGGAGCCTGATCGGAGCGCAAACAAGATGACATGGTTTAAGAAAGCAACAAACTTCCTCACTAATAAGCTGAGCTTTGACGACATTACAAACCAGATTCGCGGCATGATTAAAGCTGAGAATACCGGCCAGGATGTGTGGCCGTATATCGTTGCTGTATATGATGATCGCTTCGGTTTTGAGCTTGATGGCCAGGTGTATATGCAGCCATACATGGTCATGGAAGATATGGTACAATTCGTCGGTGAACGGGTTAAGGCCGTTTATAAGACCGAGCTTGAGCCGGTTGAGACTAACAGCGAGGAAACAGGAATGAATGCAGAAGAAATGAAGGCGCTTTTAGCTGACGCGCTCAAGCCGGTGCAGGAGCAGCTTACCGCTACCAACACCGAGCTGGCGGCGGTTAAAGCTCAGAATGCTGAATTGCAGTCGCAGCTGACTGCAAACAGCAAGAAAGAAGAAGGTGAAATGCGCGCAGCTATCACGGCTGAACTCAAGTGGCCCGACTCAGTGGTTAACTCGCTCCAGGGCGATGCACTGCGCGACGCCTTTGCGCAGACCACTAAAGCGGCCCCGCTGAAAGCTGGCGACCCGCAGACTAACAGCGCCAAGGATTCCCTGGCAGATATGGAGGCACCTGAATAATGGCTATTCGTTACGGCTCCATCAAAGGCGGCCCAGCCCGCAAGAATGACCCACAGGTGCAGGAAGCCATCATGGCTGCTGCTGTTCTGCCAGGCACGCTCGTTGCGCTGAATGGCTCTAACCAGTTCGCTGCAGCAACCACTGCTGGTGCTTATGCATACCCGCTACTGCTGCAGGAAAACTATATCGGCGGCATGGAAGTATCACAGGCGGTCCCTGCTGGCGCAACTGGCGTTGCTCTGATGTGCGAATTCGGCGTGACTTATCACGCGCTGGTTGCGGCATCATCTGTACTGGCAAAAAACACCCCGCTGTCAAAGAATGCCTCTGGCGTTCTGAAGGTAGCAGCAGCTGGTGAACAGGTTATTTTCTTTGCACACGAGGCCTACACCGTTTCATCCACTGGTCCAGAGCTGGTAGCTGTACGCCGCGCTGGTAACGCAGAATTAGCGAGCGCATAAATATGACAATCATGAAAGCAGTGTTTAGCAAGCCGCTGATTGCCAACTCTAAAGTAGTTGCAGGTCAGTGGAAGGCGCTTGGCATTGACCGCCAGGTATTCGCAAACAAAGAGCAGGCGCTGAGCGCCGAGTATCAGACTAACGCAACCGCGCTGATTAGTCGTGATTACTGGCGCGAAGTTGATAACGTTACTACCCGTGTTTTCCGCAATGAAGCGGGCATGGATATGATGAATGACCTGATGGCCCTGGCTGCTAACATCGACATCGGCAAAACTGTGGCTATCAGCCGCATTGCTTCCGATGCAGGTCGCGTAGTTCGCACTATCTCTGGTCAGGTTCCTGAAGATCTGGATAAAACCCGCTACGATTACAGCGGTGACGTTATCCCAATCTTCAAGACTGGCTACGGTCGCAACTGGCGTGAAGTGAAAGGCATGGAATCAGAGGGCTTTGATGCGCTGACTGATGACCAGGCTAACGTCACCTTCGCTCTGCGTCAGGACATGGCACAGTACCTGCTGACTGGCGATACCACTCTGAACGTGAATGGCGTGTATACCGGTTACGGCATCACTAACCATCCGAATACCGTTCAGATTGACCTCTCAGGAATCGACCTGCAGGTTGCTACTCCAGATGAGATCGTCGCGTTCTTCAACTCCACTCTGGCTGCGCTATTTGATGCGCAGAACGTATTTGAACCGGTTGACATCTGGGTTTCTCCATCTGTTCGCCGCTCACTGAGCCGT